GCCTTGCTATCCGGCAGAGCGGCGTTATAAGTACGTCCACGGAAGTCTAATGCTGCGGAAGTTTGATCCATGTTATTGAACCATTCCACGCCTTGAAGCTGAACCGTTTTATATTGCGAGTCAGCCAACGATACGATACGGTCTTTAATCTTCGTCAACTGTACATCGTCGATGAAATCACGCTCAATAACGCGACCATCGGAGTACTTTTTGTGACGGAAGTACTTCTGCCATAGTTCATTTACGTCCTCGTATTTGACGGAGTTACCAGTCATAGACCATTCGTCCATCAATCCTTCGCCACCGATCATGTCGATGGACTCAACGGCCTTAGTCGAATCTTCCACTCCGAACATCAGAGGGATGTAATCCTTCTTAGGGCTGATAGCGCGGTCGTATAAAGCGCGAAATACTTTCTCTAATACATCTGGATCCCACTGTAGTGCTGTTTGCATGTTTTATCCCCCTTATTAGCTAAAGATACGGTTGATAACCGTAACTACGCATGTTGTTTTAGATGTGATGATTTCCCATACCGCAAACATCCCTGTTGTTGTGTCGGAAGCGAGAACAGATAGTCCGTCTGTGGAAATATCCGCTGTCTTAACGCCAACTACGAACGTTCCGGCAGGGGTTCCAGTGTATGGAGCGCGGAAACGATCTCCTACACGTGCCTCGATAACCTCCAAGCTGTTGTCTGCTGCTGTACACGTCTTAGATTCATTGGCGAACCCGCCAACCACCAAGCCGTTAGTTGCTTTCGTCCACTTGCCGCTTGTGAGCATCAACGCTTCACCTTTGGTGAACACCTCATCTGTCGTACCCGCAATGTGCGTGATACGGCTAGGAACGGCGTATAGGCCAGTGTTTAACCATTCAAATCCTTGTGCCATGGTTCATAACCTCACTTTGTCATGTATTTTTTTGCTGAATCTACAGGCAAGCCAAACGCCGCGAATGCAGATGCAAGCGCATTAGGTACGGATGGCTCCTTGTCCGAATCATTTGTTGTCTCAACCCTTGACCGGAGTCCTAAATGTTGTTCTTTGATTACTCGCTGTTCGGTTTTCTTTTTGGATAACCCTTGGAACTTGTCGGCATGAGCAAGCATGATAGCATCAATTGGGTCGTAACCCTTTTGAATCCGTTCCTGCATTTCCGGAGTAAAGAAAGTAGCCGTTTCACCTCTTTCGAATGCTTGCGAATCCTCGACAATCGTTGGAAATACCGCCAATACCCTGGGATCTGAGTACATGCTATTCCACTTTTGTTCCGTTTCGCGCTTGGCTTCCTGTTCCTTGGTCTGCACGCGCTCCGTCTCACGCTCCTGCTTGACCCTCTCTGCCTCTTTAACGACCGGATGGTTCATAAGGAACGCTTCGATCTTGTCTCCGTCTAAGCCAGCATCCTCGGCTTGTTCGCGCAACTCCGCTAATAGTTGATTATGTGCGTTTTGCTCTTTTTGTTGCTGTTGCTTCTCGATATTGTCAAAGTCTGCGACATATGCGGCGTGGTCTTTGTACCCTGCGAGTTTGGCAGCTCGATCAAGGTTTCTTTCCGACTCCGTTCTACGTTCGCGCTCTTTGTCCAATGCGAGTGATCGTTGCACCAATTCCGGAAGCTTTTCGTCGCTTACATCAGCTTCAATTTCTTCCTTGTTGTGTTTTACTTTGATGGTTCGCGGTTCTTTCTTGTCCTCAATGACATCCTCTTTGGCAGGAGTTTTGTCGTTGTAGGACTTTTCATCTTCTTCGTCTTCGATTCCGAACAGGGATAGAACTTCTCCCATACCCTCATCGTTGTCGTGTTGCTCGGATTCCTCGGACTGGCTGCCGATAATCTCGTCTTCAATAATTCCTGACATGTAAATCTCTCCTATCGAATGGCTCCTTGGCATGGAGCGAGGTAGAAAGCAATACAAAAGGACACCCCACGACTGGAAGTGTCCCGTTTATCTAGCACCTACTGGTTGTCTAATCTTCTCCATCTGTAATGCGGCATTCAATTCTGTTTGTTTACCTTGTTGATCCAACTTAGCCCACTCAAGTTCCTGTGAATTGACTGTCTTTTGTTGGTCGAACTCTTGTTTTCTTGTTTCTGACTCCGCTTTAGCGGTATCAACCTTCTGCAACTCGCTTCCCATCTGCTGAACTTGTGCGTTTAACTGCTCGTTCTGCTGCTGAAGCTCTTGCATCTTTTGCTGAAGCATAACGTCCTTCTTAATTCGGTCATCAATCACGTCAAATGGCTCCATGCGACCATTCTCAACCGAATATTGGAGGGCTTTAGCGTCAATTACTGGAAGTCCCGTTAGCGGGTCGATAGTTTGGAATAGCATTTGTGCCGTTTGAATCCAGTACTGTCGATCCATAGGACGTTCTACGCCAATGGTGACCGTAATATCGAAAGCAGGAACGTACTCCTCCGTAACTTCCATTTCAACTTCCGTTCCATCTTCCTGAGGAACCATATAACTCGATTGCGCTTGGTTCAGTAAGTATGATCTTCCTATGGTTACCTGTTGGTTCAGCACTCGACCGATGCGCTCCTGTGTGTAAAACTGAGCTATCAACTCGATATACTGCTCTAACACTTCCACAAGAGCATCCTCGATCAATTCGGTAGGCGTTGAGAGGTTGCCATGTGCCGCCGCCTGTAAAGCTTCTGCGTGTTTTCCTGACTCCCCTTGGTAACTTACCCCTCCGGAAGCATTGTCGAACCGCCTAGGTATCTTCTGTAAGATCGTGAGCCAATGTTGAATGAAGTTCATAATCATTGTTGGCGGGCCCTTTCCTTCTAACTCCTGGATCCCGTCCTTACGTGTTGCTGGCAGCATCGCACCAACTGAACTTCTTAACCTCTTCCAAATCGGTATCTTGCTTTCCGCTATGGATCCTTCCTCATAGATGATTGCCCCGTTGCCCATCTTGGCTGTCTGCTCAACCGCAAGCTCGGAGAACTTGTTAAGCATGATCTGAGGGCTTATAAGGTCACGCATATAACCTTTAGGCCATATCGTGCCTTCAATGGTGAACAAACACCTAACGATTACCGGATAGTTACCGTGGTCGTACACATAGGCTTTATGCTCCAGGAACACACCGGATGTTGAGATGTAAATACAGTGAATACCTTTTGCTTTACCTTCTGCCTTTGCGATGCATGAAGATGGGTCTTTGCCTTCTTCCATCTTCTCTTTCGCCATCTCCATGAATAGCTTCTTGTCATCCGGTGAAACCATCTTCGGCGTTCCCTTGTACCAATATTCAATGAGTCCTGATGTCTTTTGCTTCTCCGGACCCAATGTTCCTTGAACCGCATTAGCATTAAACGCTCTTTCGGTTACGTTACGATCTGATTCGAATATCTCAACGTCCTCGGAGTAAACGTCCTCCATCACTTTCTTGCCTTGCTTCTCCCAACGTTCCTCGAAGTACTCCAATGGCTTACGTTGGTGTATGATCATAGCTTTTGACTTCTGTATATACATCAAGTCACGTATGCGCGGATCCGGGAAGAAGCAGCCATAGTCCAAAGGAATAATATCGTTTTGACCTGTCCAGCGGTTATTCCCTCGACCACCCTCTACATCAGGGTTATAGACTGTTTTAAATAATAAAAGCCCGTGGTTGACGAACCTACGGACTGCCTTGACGTATTTTTGTTTGAACTTAATCTGCCTTAACTCGAACGGCATGTATTTGGTCAGTTCTTTAGACTTCTGCTCGTCACCATTCTCAGTTGCTTCGAAAGTTCCCTCAGGTGTCCAACCAGTTAATGCGGATACGATTCCCTCTATCTGGCTGAACGCAATGTTATCGGTTGAATTGGGTCGGTTCTTCATCGTTGCCGATGACCTCAATCCTTCCCACTGACGCTTACCACCTTCGTACATGCGTTCCTCTTCGCGCCAGGTATCCTCGATCTCTTGGCGGTCAGCCTTGAATACCTGATAGTCACCCTGTACCATGGTTACGATATCTTGTTGATCAGGTGTATTCGGGTTACTGTTGTTTGACTCTTTTCCCGGCTCGGTACTTACGAATATGCCTTCTGTATTGACTGCCACTTACTCACCGCCTTTCAATGGTCAAACCATCCTTTGGGATCATCATCCTCGCGCTCAGGACTAACGTCATCTTCCTTGATGACCTGTGCACTCTTGTACTCGGTGAAGCTTCGCGCCATTAGTCGATCATTAAGCTTATCGATAGTCTTCTGTTGATTGCGTATCATCCAAACGCTGTATAGCATCGTGGCTATCGTAATGACCGCGAACGCATATTCACCATTCATACTCAACACCTGCCGTTTCCTCATCCTCGCCCCTTGGAGGGTCAATGAATCTATTTAACTCCTTGAGGCTCTTAATGGTCTTTACAAGCTTGTCATTGCGCCACACATCAACACTATCCGCTTGGCGCTTAAACTCGTCCTGAACGACTCTAGGCAGCGTTGTGGCGTTAACTACGAATCCATCCTTGTAAATCACGTATATGTTCACCAGAAGCCCTCTTCCGTTATGGCGTTTTCTTCGTCGTAGTCTAGATCGAACTCGACTCTTTCCCTCTCATCCGGTACCGCTAACCATGGATCCGAAGTAACCGCTAAGCTGTGAACGATCTCACCCGCCATTGAAGCCGTGTCCACCGCGTCATCGTGCTTACCGCGCGGGAATGATAATAGTTCATCTTCGATGTCTGTAAGGTTTGGCATATCCTCTCGGTGATACACCATGCCTACTTCGTACCGAGCTGCTATAACCAATGATCTCGTAACCTTGTCTTTATCCACCTTTATTGGTCGAATCGTCATGCCTTCGCGTGTACATTCCTGTATGAGGTTAGTTCCGAATGTCTTATCTTCGATTGCTTGGAAACGTGGTCTGTAACGGTTGTTCTGCTCCTTCATGAGCGGCTTTTGATCCGGCCCCGTTATATGCGTCCTAAAGGCATCGAACCATAGCAAGTCATTCTGAGGCGTAACGTACCACGTTGAGACAACAAAGTAATCATTGATTGTCTTCTCACTATTGGCGGTGTCAACGGTTTGGAACACCCAACAATCTCGTTTAAGGTATCTTTTTTCGCCTAAGACAAAATAAAAAGCATTCCCGATCATCTCTTGTCGGAAATACTTGAAGTTATCGCGTTTGAATATCGTCCCACCAGCAGCCGATGGTCGTTGCTGATACAAGGCGTTAAACACATATGATCCAACGTCTGACCTGATCTGTGCTAACCGATGCTCATCAAACCCAAATTCCGGCCATAGTGGTTCGCCTTCTCTTCTCCCCAGGTAATCGTCGTTCTCTGCTAGTGCCGGGAAGTTGATGACCGTCCATTGCTCGCCTTTGTGCGTGCCTTCGCGGATCTCGTCAGCTTCCTTCTTGAGCAGTCGCCCAACAAGATCATCCTCATGCCAACGGGTCATAACCACTATGATACGTCCGTCTGGTGTTAAACGAGTGTAGAGAGTAGATTGATACCAATCCCATACCTTTTCGCGCATTACTTCCGAGTTAGCTTCCTCTGCATTCTTTACAGGGTCATCGATGATCGCTATACGTGCGCCCTTACCTGTAATCGCACCGCCTACACCCGCAGCCGTTACGCCGCCTCTGTGACCTTCTGTTCCCCAAGATTCAGCAGATTGGTTGTTAGGATCAACCTT